CGGCTTGCCGTGGCTTGGCTTTGGCTCTTCATGTACCGAGTCGCTCGGTAGTCAAGAGACTCCTTATTCGCGGCCTCGGAGTGAAATCCGAAGTGGGGTAGTCGATTAGAGTGTTGGTATATAGATGCTTACGAACTCGTATCCGCCAAATTTTTTATAGAAAATTTTTTAAAAAATTTCCCATAGAATTCGGCATGCCCAGAATCCAAGCCAAATACGAGCCGAGCCCCACGCTCCAAGCTCTTATTACCCCCACCGACGGCCCACCGCCCAAACTTCCCACCTACAAAAAGCGTGGTCGCGAAGCTGCACTCGGCGCAGAAATAATGATTCGCGGCAAAGGGCGTGATACCGGCACCAACGCCGCGTGCGAACTCGTTGACGAGAACAAACCGCTTACGGAGAAACAACTCATCTTCGTTCGCGCATGGGCATCCGGTGAATCCATCAAAACCGCATCAGCGCGTGCTGGGTATAACGACGGTGCTACGTTTGCCTACCGCATGACGAAGATGCCGAATGTCCTCAAGGCATTCCATGCGGAGAAAGTCAAATACGAAGCAGCAGGGCAGATGACTCGCAAACGGGTTATGGACGGGTTACTTGAAGCCGTCGAGATGGCCAAACTCATGTCTGAGCCAGCCACCATGGTGTCCGGCTGGCGTGAGGTCGGAAAGATGTGCGGCTACTACGAACCCGTGAAGCACACCCTTGACATCAATGTCTCTGGTGACGTCACCGTGCGCCAACTCAACGGCATGAGCGACGCCGATCTGCTGCGACTCATCAAGGGCACGGCCACGTCACTACCGCTGCCGCCGCCCATGCTCGAAGCTGATGACGATGGCGAAGACATTGAAGATGTCTGAAGAAGACCGCTTCAAAGGCAGCAGAGCCGAGCAAGTCGCCATCGCGGCCCAAAGTCCCGAAGCCACCGAACCCCTTGTCCCGTTAAACCCCGCCCACCTCGCTGCTCAAAAGGAGATGGCAAGTCGAGTGCTGTCGAGGCGTCGGTTGTTGCCGTTTGTGCAGCGTATGAACGAGCGCTACGAAGCAGGGTGGGTCCACGCAGACATCTGCACAAGGCTGGAGAAGTTCTCAGACGACGTGGCTGCAGGGCTGAGCCCACGACTGATGCTGTTGATGCCTCCGCGACACGGAAAGTCCGAACTCGCCAGCAAAAACTACCCCGCATGGCACCTGGGGCGTCATCCCGAGCATGAATTCATCGCGTGCTCCTACAACCTGTCACTGGCGATGGGTTTTTCACGCAAGGTGAAGCAAATCATCGACGACCCCGCCTACAAAGGCGTGTTCGAAACCAAACTGGACCCCAATAACCAGTCCACAGAGGAGTGGGGACTGGCAGGACAGCGTGGTGGTTACGTTGCAGCCGGTATTGGCGGTCCAATCACGGGTAAGGGCGCTCACGTCCTCGTAATTGACGACCCCGTGAAGAACGCCGAAGAAGCAGACAGCGCAGATGGTCGCGAAAAGGTCTGGGAGTGGTACTTGTCCACTGCTTACACCCGTCTTGCTCCAGGCGGCGGGGTGCTGATCATCCAGACGTGGTGGCACGACGACGACTTGGCCGGTCGACTGCAACTCATGATGCGCGAGGGTGCCGAAGATATCGACATCGACCAGTTCGAGGTCGTGAAATACCCCGCCATTGCCACTGAAGACGAGTACCTCGACGCTGAAACCGGTCAAATTGTCTACAACGAGCCAGGATCAGACCCAGATCTCAACCATTTACTGCGCAAAAGGGGTGACGCGCTGCACCCTGCGCGGTATGACCTCTCGAAACTTGCTCGAATCCGTGCATTGAACCGGAAATCGGACGGTTCGGACGGTCGCTGGTGGTCTGCGCTGTATCAACAGAACCCTGTGCCTGATGACGGCGGGTATTTCACGAAAGATCAGTTCAAGCGCGGCCCCATCCCAGGAGTTTCGCGTTCCAACGTGTATATCGCTTGGGACTTTGCCATCTCAGAGAAGAAACAAAACGACTACACGGTGGGTTGCGTGGGTTTGCAGGACGATGATGACGTGCTGCATATTGCGGAAGTCATTAGGTTTAAGTCCGGTGATTCATTCTTTATCGTAGAATCCATCTTAAATCTATGCGCACGTTGGGCGAGTCCATCACTTGTGCTCGGATTTGAAGACGGACAAATTTTCCGCGCAATCGAAGCTCTATTAAAGAAACGCATGAGAGAGCGCAAGATGTACCCGTCGATTCAGGTGCTCAAGCCCATCACAGACAAGATGGCCAGAGCCCGAGCGTTGCAAGGGCGGATGCAGCAAGGAATGGTGAGCTTCAACGACAACGCCGAGTGGTACAGCGAAACCAAAGCGGAAATGCTGCGGTTTCCTGCTGGCGTTCACGACGACCAAGTGGACTCGCTGGCTTGGATGACCACCATGGTCGTTGGCCGTCAAGCACCACGAAAACTTCAAGGAAAACCCATGAAGAGTTGGAAAGACAAGATTCGCACAGGCGGCTCAGTCAGCCACATGGCGGCGTAACCATGCCCATCCGGCTCAACTTCCAAAACCCGCTCAGAGACGTTGGTCCTGCGTGGTCACAGGCCAACGCCGAGTTTGAAACGACGAACCCGAACTTCGGGCGTCGCTTGTTGCGTGCAGCTAACCCGCTGACCGGCTTTGGTTCCGCGCTGGGCTCATTGCACGACGGCATCAGCAACGGCGACCCAGCGCAAGCGGGTATGGCCACTCTTCAAGCTGCACCAGTTTTTGGCGCGTTGAGGGCTGTGCCGTACGCCAAGACCGCGAGCGGGTATCTGTCAAACATGGTTCCGCAGTACGCACAGACTGCCACTCGGTATGGCTCGGGGGTTGGCGTCGGCGCTGGGGCAGACGCTGCTTACGCAGACCCGCTCGAAGAACAACAGCAACAACAGGGACTACGCAATGGCTCACGCGTGCGCTGAACTCATAGCGCGTTGTTTTGCGGCTCGCACAGCTGCTCACTACGCCCACCTCGCCACCACCTCCTACGCGCAGCACATGACGCTGGGTGCTTTTTACGACGACATCGCCGCCGCAGCCGATGAGTTTGTTGAGAGCTACATGGGTGTCTACGGCAAGGTAGACGTCACCGACTTCCCACCGATCCGGCTATCGAACGCAGCGCAAATCACACAGCTTAGTGATCTGCGCACGTGGATAGCAGAAAACCGTGAAGAGTGTTGCGAAGCCCACGACGACAAAGACGCCGACGGTGCGGAGAGCAACGACGTCGACAACACAGAGCTTGCGAACCTGATCGACAACATCCTCGCGGTGATCGACAAGGCGCTCTACAAGCTCAAATTTTTGAAGTAAGCACCATGCCAATCGATACCGCGCTCTGCACCAAACAGTGGGTCCGGTACGCCTGGGCTCGCGACAACGGACATGCCAAGTACGTTGAAAAAGCCGACAAGTGCGAGAAGTTCTTCGCCGGTGATCAGTGGGAGCGAGCGGATCGAGCAGCACTGGAACTTGTGCGCCGTCCTGCGCTGACGATCAACAAGATCATCAGCACGGTGTCCAACGTGATGGGCGAGCAGATCTTCAACAGGTCTGAGACGAGCTTCCGGCCACGCGGCGGATCACCCGCAGACGTCGCTGATGCGCTCAACAAGGTCTACAAGCAGATCAGCGACAACAACCAGCTGGACTGGAAGCGCAGCGACATGTTCGCTGACGGGATCATCACCTCGCGTGGATTCCTGGACGTTCGCATCGGGTTCGGAGACTCGATGGAAGGTGAAGTTCTTGTCGAAAATCTAAATCCGAAGAACGTCATCATCGACCCCGACGGTGAAGAGTACGACCCTGACTCCTGGTCGGAAGTGTTCGTCACGAAGTGGGTTACGGCTGACGACATTGCCGTCCTCTACAACAAAGCAGACGCTGAGTTACTGCGTAACCGCGACCAGAGTTACTTCCCTTATGGGTATGACTCCATCGAGGCGTTCAGGGATAGGTTTGGAGATCGGTTAAACCCGATGTACCAGGGCGACTACGACAATTCAGCGGTACTCAGGAATATTCGGATCATCGAGCGGCAGCACCGGATGTTGGACCGGCAGAAACATTTTGTCAGTCCAGAAACGGGTGACATGCGCCCCATCCCAGATGAGTTTGACCGCAACAAGATAGCGTTCTACACGGAGAAGTACGGCTTCCAGGTAACGACGAAGCTGATTCGACGCATTCGGTGGACAGTCATTGCGGACAACGTGAGGCTCTACGACGACTGGAGCCCTTACAAACACCTCACGGTGGTTCCGTACTTCCCGTACTTCCGGCGCGGCAACACCATCGGTCTTGTCGAGAACTTGCTTGGTTCTCAAGAACTGCTCAACAAGGTCACCAGTCAGGAACTGCACGTCGTCAACACGACAGCGAACTCCGGCTACATGGTGCGTGCCGGATCGTTGACCAACATGACCGTGGAGGAGTTGGAGCAAAAGGGCGCTCAAACCGGCCTCGTCATCGAAGTCAACGGCGATCCTGGCGCAGACATCCAGAAAATCACCCCGAACCAAGTGCCATCGGGGCTCGACCGCATCAGCTACAAGGCTGAAGAGCACATCAAGACAATTTCCGGCATCAACGACTCGATGCAGGGCTTTGACCGCGAAGACGTTGCAGCCAAAGCCATCGAGAAGAAGAAACAAAGCGGTGCCACCGGACTTGCCAAGCCGATGGACTCGTTGGTCCGCACCGACTACTTGCTGGCTCGCAACATCATCGATTTGGTGCAGGAGTTCTACACCGAAGAGCGCCTGATGACGATCACCAACAACAGCGCGACGGGTGAAACCGAAACCTTCTCGGTCAATCAAGCCACGCCCGAAGGCACGATCATCAACGACCTGACGATGGGCGAGTACGACATCATCACCACGTCTGTGCCGCACCGCGAGACGATGGAAGACAGCCAGTTCGAACAGGCTGTGGCCATGAAGCAGATGGGTGTGGCGATCCCCGACTCGATCCTCATCGACTCCAGCCGCCTTCAGAACAAGAAGGAAATCATCAAGGCAATGGAGGGCGACAAGACGTCACCCGAAGCCCAAGCGCAAGCTCAGCTGCAGCAACGCGCTCAGCAAGCCGAGGTCAGCAAGACCGAAGGCGAGGCGATGCAAAAGCAAGCCGACGCCGGACTTAAACAAGCCAAGACCCAAGAAACGGTGGTCAAGGCTCAGGTGTTGGCGAACAAACCTATTGAACTTCCGAGCGGCCCGAGCGGCCCAGACCCCGAGCTTGAAGCTGCCAAAGCGCAGCACACAGCTGGACTTGCCGAGCGCAAGCAAGCGCTCGACGAACAGATGGCTTTCATGAACTTCGGTCTTCAGCGTGAAGCCGAAGAAAACAAGCTTCGCCTTCAGGCCCAGGACATGGCCCAGAAACGCGCAGACGCCAGAGCAAAGGCGGATCAGCAGAACGCATCCGCCGCAAGCAGACCAACTTCTAAAGGACTGAGATGAGTACCGAAGACAACACCCCCGTAGACCGTGGCGACGAACTTGAAACGACCTCAGAGGTCGAAGAAGTCGTAACGCAGCCAGAAGTCAAGGAAGAGCCAGTCGCAGAGACTGTCGACCCCACAGACGACGACGACGGCGAAGATACGGAAGACGCGGAAGAAGAAAAGCCGAAGGCTAAAAAGCCTACCGCTCGGATTCCGCTGTCTCGGCACAAAGAGATTTTGGAGAAAGAGCGTGCAACACGCTCTGAGCTTGAACGCCAGCTGGCTCAGTACCAGCAGGGCCAAGAAGTCGCCGATCTGAACGCCGACATCACGGCTGTTGAGACGAAGGTCATTGCGCTTGAGAAAGAGTACGCCAAGCTGCTGACCGACGGCGAGGTGGACAAAGCCGCAGCGATCATGAGCGAGATTCGACGCCTTGACCGCGACATGTCGGACTACAAGAACGACATGAAGATCCAGGCCGCTGAAAGCCGAGCCACCGAGCGTGCTCGCTACAACATCAGCCTTGAGCGCGTCGAGGCGGCATTCCCACAGCTGAACCCTGACCACGACGACTTCGATGTTGACTTGCTGACAGACGTTGCCGATCTGAAGACGACGTACGAGCGCAAGGGCTTGACGCCAACCGACGCACTGCAAAAAGCGGTGAAGAAGATGGTGGGCACGGAGTCGAAGAAGCAGGAAGCTGCGACGGAAGTCAAACCAACCGTCGATGCCAAGGCAGTCGCAGCCGAGCGCAAAAAAGACGCAGTTGGCAAGACCCTCGAAGCCATCAGCAAGACTCCACCAAGTATGGCCAAAGTTGGTATTGACAGCGACCGTATTGGCGGTTCGATGAGCGCCCAGGACGTGATGAAGATGTCCTACAAAGACTTCTCTGCGCTGCCTGAAGAAACTCTCGCGAGAATGCGCGGCGACGAGTTGTAGAAAAAGCTCACCCCGTGACACAGACGTATTGGTTAGCACTATTACTACTGTGTACGGGGTGTGCGCACGTGGAGGCTCCCACTAAACCAAAGCCAGTCGAGCCTATAAACGACGACTTCTGGGATTGCAAAACCACTGGTTCCATCATGGTGTGCAACCCAGAGAGGCGCACAGCACGTGAGTAGTTGTGCAGCACGACGCAATCATTGCGAAGGTTGCTAGGGAATTCCGCCACACTTTCCCCAAAGCGGAGTTCGACGACCTGTTCCAAGAAGGCCGGTTAGCGGTATGGAAACGCAAAGCCGCGCTCGACATTCTGGGAGATACACACGCACGTAAATCCGCAGCCCAGACAGCAAACTGGGCCATGATTGATTACGTCAGGCGTATGTGGCCAGCACGCGGTAAGGCAAAACAACTCATCGTTGCCTCTGTGGATGACTTCGAGAACTTTGAACTCGAAGGTCCAGACGACACGTTCGGTAATGCGCTGGTTAACGAGTTCTGCGAGAAGTTTCCCAAGGCTTACTCGTCGCCAGTCCGCACAATATTAGAGCTTCTCGCGCATGGCTACACACCCCACGAAGTAGCAAATCAACTCGGTGTTTCATACGCCACCGTGTGGTACCACCAGGACTCAATTAGAGAAAGAGCAAAAAAGTTTCTGAACCTCTTGTAATCTAAGATCTAAGATAGATTACACTACGCGAAATCGATAGGCAGGTCTCGACAGCACCTCCACCCATTCGCGCATCGAAGCGACATTCGATAAAGCAAATCGTATGTCTTTCTTCGATCACGAATGGAGGTGCCTCAAATGGCCGTCACAAATTTCAGCTTGCTCACGTCTGAGCAAAAGACCGTATGGTCGTTGGACCTGTGGAAACAGGCTCGCAATATGTCGTTCGTTAACAAGTTTTTGGGTAAAGGCCCGAACTCGTTGGTGCAGCACATTACCGAACTGAAGAAGTCCGAAAAGGGCGCTCGCGCATGTATCACGCTGCTGGCTGACCTGACCGGCGACGGTGTGGCCGGTGACCGCACCCTGGAAGGTAACGAAGAAGCGATGCAGACCTTTGATCAGGTCATCCGCATCGACCAGCTTCGCCACGCTAACCGTCACGAAGGCCGCATGGCCGACCAGAAGTCGGTTGTCGAATTTCGTGGCAACAGCCGCGACGTGCTGGCTTACTGGCTTGCTGACCGCATCGACCAGCTGGCGTTCCAGACGCTGGGTGGCCGTGGCTACCAGTACAAGCCAAACGGCCAAACCCGCGTTGGCTCTGACCTCCAGCACCTGGAGTTCGCCGCTGACGTGACCGCTCCGTCGACCAAGCGCATGCTGCGCTGGGACAACGTCGCCAAGTCTCTGAAGGATTCGTCCACTGGTTCGAACACCTCTTCAGCGATTGTGAACACCGGCGCTGCTAGTGGTTCGGACTTCCCATCGTGGGGAACTTTTGTGGCGCTGAAGGCTTACGCCAAGGACCGCTACATCCGTGGCGTCGGCATGGAAGGTGGCGAAGAGTGCTACCACGCATTCCTGACCCCGCAAGCCATGGCTCGCCTGAAGCTCGACAACGACTACCTGTTGAATCTGCGTCACTCGGTTCAGAGCGACAAGAACGACAAGTTGTTCTCGGGCTCAAGCGTGAAGATTGACGGTATCTACCTACATGAGTTCCGTCACGTGCCTAACGTGTCCGGTGGTACTTCGGGCACCAATATGTACGGCTCTGGCGCAAACCTTAACGGTTCGCAAATCCTGTTCTGCGGCGCTCAAGCGCTGGGTATGGCCGATATTGGCGCACCCGAGTGGAACGAGAAGGGCTTTGACTACGACAACAGCCAAGGTATTTCGTGCGGCAAGATCATGGGCTTCTTGAAGCCTAAGTACGGCACGATCTACGAAAACAACACCGTCGAAGATTTCGGCGTGCTGTCTTGCTACGTCGCTCAGTAATCAACAGGAGCATATAAACCATGGCACTTCTTAAAGCCTCGCGCACAGCGCAAAACGTGATGGAGGGTGAATTCACCTTCTCCATCGGCGACACGATGGTCAATACCTCTGGTGCTTCGGATGCTTTTGCAGCAACCGGCGCACACGTGTTTGACGTTATCAACTTGCCCCCTGGTGCAACCGTTGTTGGTGGTTCGGTCACGACCGACACTGCGTTCGCAACCTCTACCGCCTACAACGTGACGGTCGGTGATTCTGTTACCGCAACCCGCTACCTGGGCACCACGGATCGGGTCGCTGCCGGAACCACGGCTTTGGTCCCTACGGGTTTCATCGGTGCTGGCGAAAACCTTCGCCTTACTGTGACCCCTACCGTTGCAGCAGCTACCGCTGGAAAGATCACGGTTCGTGTTCTGTACACCGTGCTGAACCGCGTAAACGAAATTGTTTCTTCCTAAAAGAAACTGATTGAACGGGGCTTCGGCCCCGTTCTTTTAATCAAACAAACCAAAGGACGCTATGAAATTCGTCATGCCGAGAAACCGCACGATTGTTTCGTTGTGTGGGTTGTCTATCGAGTTCAAAAAAGGTGAGTTGACTTACGTCCCACCAGACATGTACGCAGAAGTGATTGCGGTCGGTGGTGTCCCCGAAAGCGAGATCGAAGAAGACGAGCTTCCCCCCGCACCAGCAACTCCAGCCGAGTTGATGGAGCGCGAAGCCAAGATGTTCAGTGCCTTTGAAGCGATTGTTCTACGCGGTAACCGCGACGACTTCACCGCTGGCGGCGTGCCGCATAACTCTGTGCTGACTCGCGAGCTTGGTTGGTCAGTGCAAGCCAAAGAGCGCGACGCCGCATGGGTCAAGTTCCAGGCTTCCAAGGACGAGTAAGTGAATACGGATGACGTCCTCGCTAGGTTTCGCGCTGAGATGAGCGACGAGGTCAAGCCGTATTTGTGGAGCGATTCGCTGGTGTACCAGTACATCAATGAAGCGCAGAAATCATTCTGTCGGTTCACGAATGGGATTTTGGACTCCAGGACAGTTGCGGTCACGCAGCTGAATGTTGTCCCAAACACGCAATGGTATGACCTTAACAAATCGATCCTGAAGATTCGTACTGCAACGCGCAGCGATACAGGGGTCACTGTTGAAATGGTCAACCCCGAACGACTGGCAGACGCGAGCATTCGGTTTGACGGCAGGGTAGGTCCGTTGCGTGCGCTGGTTCAGGGTTTGGAGGAACACGCAGTTCGTGCGTGGCCTGTCCCATCAGAAACGGTCACGGTCAACCTGACTGTGTTTCGTTTGCCGTTGATTGACCTAACGGAAGACGGCGATCAAGAGTTTGAGATCGACGTCCAGCATCACTCGTACCTTTTGCTGTGGGTTAAGCATTTGGCGTACGACAAACAAGACGCGGAAACATTTGACCGGCGCAAGTCGGACGATTTCGCGCAGCGCTTCCGGCTGTATTGCAGTGACGTGAAGAAAGAGCAGGACCGCGCACGTCGCGTGGGAATGGCCGTGTCTTACGGCGGTATTTAACCTTTATCTTAAATAGGAGCCGACCATGGCCGCAATGTCAGACTTTTTGGAAAACAAGATCATCGATTGGTTGTTCCGTGCCCAAGCAATTGGTATCACGGGCGCATCTGCTGGTGCAGGTTCAGGCCCAACGACTTTGTACGTCGGGTTGTTTACCGCAACTCCGTCGGACACTGGCGGCGGCACTGAAGTCTCTGGGGGCTCATACGCTCGCGTGGCTGTCACCAGCAGCATGACTGCAACCGGCTGGGCTGGCACCCAAGCTGCTGCTTCGACCGCCGCGTCGTCTGGCAACACCGGCACCACCAGCAACAACGGCGCTATTACTTTCCCAGCGCCAACTGCTACCTGGGGAACGATCACTTCCTTCGGTATTTATGACGCGACGACGGGCGGCAACTTGCTGATCTACGGCACGTTGACCACCAGCAAGACCGTGAACAACGGCGATGCTGCACCAGCGTTCTCGCCAGCAGCACTGTCGATCCAGATCGACAACTGATCGGCTTTCGGTGAGCTTCATAGCTGACCGTGTTTACCAAACCGCTGCCAACCCAGGCAGCGGTGCGGTGGCGCCTAACGGGAATGTGGCTGGCTACAAAACCTTTGCATCGAGCGTGCCGTCAGGCAGCGTTGTGACCATAACCATCGAGTCGTCGACTCCAGGTGACTGGGAAACCACGGATGCGCTTTGGGATGGCTCGACCCTGCAGCGACTTCAGCTGAGCGGTTCAAGTACGGGTGCGCGGGTTACGTTCTCAAGCACGGTCAACGTGTACTTGACCATGTCAGCAAGATCTTTGACGGGCATACGTGCTGGGGCTGCGTATATGCGATCACTCGGAAACTTTGGGATTACATAATGGCACTCGACCCACAATTTACGTCCGTACCGAAGGTTGGCTACGGATATCTTTCGACTGCTTCCGACAATTACGATGGCACATCTAGTGATGCAGTCACATGTTTTACAGCTGGTTCTAACGGGTCGTTTCTCGGCTTTCTGAGGATCAAACCAAACGGCACAAGCAACTCTGCGACGGTTATCCGAATTTTTCTAAACAATGGCGGCGCTCAAGCAACAGCGACCAACAACCACCTGATTAACGAAATTCAAGTTTCGTCGTCTACCGGAAACCCCACAACGTCCACGATGGAAGCAACATGCCAATTTGGTTTTGCCATTCCAAGCGGATATAAAGTGCTGTGTTTAAGTGCTGGAGACTCTACTAGCGGGTGGCATTGCACTGTCATTGGTGGTGATTTCTAATGGACTTCACTGGGTTCTTGAGTGCTTCTAAAGGTCCAATCAAACTTGGGCCTATCGGAAACACTCACAACGCACATCTACAGATCCCGAAGTCGACAACTCTAGTTTTGTTCGCAGGTCGAGGGGGCGGTGGCGGTGGCGGGAATGGCTTCTCAGGTGCGACTGGCAACAGATTTGGCGGTGGTGGCGGCACTGGGACTTACACGTTCAGGCTTTTAGTCCCAGCTAGTTATTTCAACGGGAACATGATCGGCTACAGCGTGGGTACTGGTGGAGGAGCGTTCCAGAACGGTGGGGATACACGAATACACCATAACCACCGAGTCACCTTCGGACTCCCCTACATCATTACTTGCCCAGGCGGAAACCGTGGGTCCAACGGAACTACTACGTCTGGCACCGTAGGAACAGTTCCAACGACCGGTACGGCCCCTGGCCATTTAGCAGTTTTTGTTATCCCCACCGCTGGAACGGCTGGGGCGTCCGGCAACGGATCCGGCATCAACACCGCTGGATATGGAATTGCCATGGGCGGTGCTGGCGGTGCGGGGGTCGCCACCGGTAGCACTGCTAACGGTACTGGCGGTTTTATATTGACGCCATTCCCTACAGTTTTGGAAAGAGTCAACGGCGGGATAGTTGGCACTCGTCTCGCGGCGGGTGGCACGATGGACGAGGCTACTTTATCGGGCACAGGCGGCGCTGGTGGCGGATCAAACGACGCTTCTACTGGCCAAGCTGGCGGAAAAGGCGGTCCAGGCTGCGGCGGCGGCGGCGGCGGTGCCGGTGTTACTGGTGGCGCTGGCGGTAGGGGCGGCGATGGGTTTATTCACGTTTGGTTCCTTTAAATGATTGGCGCGTCTCCGGTCGCAGCGCAGCCGGTTGCGTCAATCACCATCACCACTTCGGGTGGTGGTGGTGGTGGTGGTGGTGGTGGTGCAACGCTGACGCGACCGAACAGCAACATAACCGTCAGCGGGTGGACAGGCACTCCAGACAACACGTTGCTGTACACAAACATCGATGAGTTTGGCCCAATTGATAGCGACTTCATAACCAGTAGCTTGATGGCGGAATCGCCTGGACCGGCAGTGTTTGGTTTGTCGGGGTCGATGGACGCAGGGACTTATGACATTCGGGTGCGAGCCAAACGAACTTCTTTGGCCGGAAGAATCAGGATTCTTCTGCTTGATTCCGGCGGGAGCACAGTAGGAACGTCAAGTTACCAAACTCTCACCACTGACTTTATTACGTATGCCTTGACTGTAACTACGACTGGCGTCGCTAGTAGAATACGAGTGGAAGTTTTAACTTAATACTGAGGTGACTTGATGGCACTCCAATACGGCACATCGACCAGCATGACTATTACGGCAGGGTCGCTTGCCGTTGGAGCTAATCGCTCGTCGGAAGCGGTCACGTCCGGCGTTACAAACAACACCACAGATTATTTGGTGACTGTCTCAGCCTTAACGATAAATAGCTTCCCGAGTGCCAACAAGCAAGTTGTTGTGTACGGGTACATGTCTGAAGATGGCACAAATTACTCGGGCAACTCGTCAACTAAGGATGACGTAGATGGCACAGACAAAACTTTGACCGGCATTGGAACACCGACAAATTTGTTCTTAATGGGCACGGTGCAGATGAATACTGGGGATGTTGTGGCCACTTTGCGGGGGACGTTTAGCGTTGTAAACACGTTCGGCTGCATCCCGCCAAAATGGGGCATTGTCTTGGTGAACGATAACGGTGCTGCCGCACTAGGGGCTACTGTTACGGCCACCTACCGAGAGGTCTACTACACATGAGTGTGTTCCTCGCTCAAAGGCAGACTTACAGGAAGACACAGCCACAAAACGCGCCGACGATAAACTTTTCAAACCCGCTGGCTGAAGGCCTAGTTGGCGTTTGGCATCCTTCTTTGCTTCCGAGTCTCGAAAATGGTCCAACTCAGATTTCGGGCAAGTCTGGAAAGGGGCTTGACTTTGTAAAAGCTTCAAGCCAAAGAAGCTCCATCCCACTTAAAAAACCATTTCTTATAGCTTCTACTGGCGCGACGTTGGTAAGTGTCGGCTACACAACAGCTGCAACTGGCGTCATTGGGACGTACGCATCGATAAATAACGGTTCTGCGTATTTTGCCCAACTGTTGCGCGGCGATCTTAGCCGTGGCGTATGTGCCGCTTATTACGACGGCGTAAACGGATCTTCTTTTACCGAATGGTCCAGTGCTTCTTTGCCGGATCGAACACTAGCGGTTCACGCCATAACTGCCGACCCTGAGCTTAGATTGGTGGTGTTTTTGAACGGCGTCAACGTAACTCTCGGGAACCAAAATTCTGGTTTCTACGGGTCTACAGAACTGACACAACTCACTGTTGGCCATGTTGGGAACGGCGGGACTGGTGAATATTTGGACGGCTGTGTCTTTCATGCACTCGCGTACAACAGAAAGCTAAGCTTGTCTGAAATCGCCAACATATCCAAAAACCCATGGCAAATTTTTAAGCCCGTAGAAAAAAGAATTTGGATACCGTCAACACCTGGGTCAATCAGCCGCCCAGGCAGCGACGTCTCGGTGAGTGGTTGGAGCGGCGTACCGTCGTCAAACTTATACACCAACATTGATGAGGCGTCGTTCGACGACGCTGATTACATTTTGAGCCCCGCGTTAACGACGTCCGCTGCTGGGGCCACATTCAGTTTAACTGTCGCGCTTGAGCCTGGAACGTATGTCGTAACGATTCGAACTCAGCAAAACTCATCGCTTGGCCAGTTTAGGTGTGTCCTTAAAGATTCTGGTAACACCACAGTGGGGACAACTGCTTGGCAAACAGTTACAGGCAGTTTTGTTTCCTATACACTTTCAGTTGTGGTGTCAGGCGGTATTGCGACAACCGTAACCATTGAAGCAAAAATATGATTAGTCTCATTCAACTTGTTGCGCCTCTCAGTGGGCTTGCGTATCTGATTGACGAGCCCACGGTGTATTACCGCACCTTGGATGGTCAGCCTATGGACCCTGCACCCCACGATGTGCTGGAGGCTCCTGCATCCTCGACGCCAAGCTGGTACACGCCGCCTGATCCCGTTTATGTAGTGCCCGAGGCTGCAAGGCACATAAACAAACTTGATTTTCGTCTTCGCTTCACTGTTGCTGAGAAGGCAACGATTGAGCTTGCTTCTTTGGACGATCCGCTGGCTGGTGCGAGTCAGCGTCAAATGTCGGCGCTGCTAAGGTCGGCTTTTCGTGACCTTGAGGCGGCGAGGTTTGTAGACCTTGATTTTCAAGAAACCCGCAATGGAGTGTTGATGTTGGAATCCGAGGGGTTAATTGCGACGGGTAGGGCGCTGGAAATACTTGACGCGCCTGTCCAACCTTCTGAACGCGCCTAAAGAAAGAATCACATGGCTATCATTACCCTAGACCAACTGATTGCGTCTGCCAAGCAGCGCCTTCCAATCAATAAAACCGCGTCACGTACTGCGGTTGCGACGATTCCGTTCTCGGTGTTTGATATTGCAGGTGGCCCAGGCGCGGGTGTGCTGGCTGGCACATCGACCACAACGGGCGTTGTGCCAACTGACTTGACTGCTGGCGTTCCAACGATCAATGCGTTTGGTGCTGGCGCAACAGGGTACATCGCAAGAATTGAGTGGAGCAGTTCTGTTGCTTGCCGTATTGCTTTGTATGACATGCTTTGGAAAGGCGGGGCGTACAACTTCAACGCGAGCACCACGGGCCAGACACCTGCCAGTTACGCCAGTCGAGTCCCTGGTGGCACAGACTTTCAAGGCCTTGAAATCTTCTACGAGCAAGTCACCGCAGCGACTGGTATTCAGTCTGTCAACGTGACCTACACCAATGCCGCTGGACAGACGAACCGCGCAACGGGTGTGACCTCACAGGGTACGGCGGGTATTGTGGGGCGGATGATGCAGCTACCTTTGCAAGTAGACGATTCTGGTGTGCAAGCGATTACTGGGGTTGTGGGCAGCGTTGCTACTGTGGGCACGTTCAATATCTTGGTGATGCGCCCTTTGGGGGAAGCACGTATTCGCGTGGCAAACGATTCGATCATTCAAGACTTTCTTTCTACCGGAATGCCCCAGGTGTTTGCTGACAGCTCGTTGCGTTACATCATAACTGCTGACGCTGCGGCGACAGGCACT